ATTGATTGTAACATAGTATTTGGTAAATGTCTAATATTTAGGTAGTCTGGATTCAATAGTGCTCCTATCACAAAACTATTATCATGAAATCCCATATTTTTAAAGAATCTAATAGTATCAAATATCGATCGATAATTTAACAAGTGATGTAACATATTAAATGATATCTTATGATTGAGCTTACTGATTTGTTTAAGATTATCTAGAAAATCTTGCCAGGTTCCGCCATGTCTAATATATTCAAATTCTGTGCCCATTTCGTCGATACTCACGGTCCAATGTACATTAGGAAACTCACATATTTTTTCAAATACTCTTGTGCCTGTCTTGCTTAAATTAGTGTTTATCCTAAGATTAACTTGAGGATTTTTTTCCTGCAATAGTTCTAATAACTCTAGATTTTCTTTCATCAGCAAAGGTTCACCGCCTGCTAGATAAACATGCTTTAATTGTTCTACACGATCAAAAACATATTGTTTCATCTGTTGTAATCTGCGTTGTGGAACCTCATCAAACTTTACTCCTAATTCAGTAGCCCATTTACTGCTGAATTCTGGACTGCAATATGCGCAGGCAAAATTACAGGTATTGTTCCAGCGTATGTCAATAGCACTTAAATTAAATGTGTCGATACTTTTATAAGTGTTAAGATCAACATCTTTAAGTTCTTTAAGATAAAACACACGATCGCTGATAATGTCAAAACTTTTAGTATCTCGTTCTAAATCGTAACAAACATTACAAGTCGGACCGGGTTTGTTATAATACATATTGTGCTTGGTTGTTAAGTTAACTTCGCCTTGCAGTATCTCTGTAATACTATTTTCTTTTAAATTACCGATAGGTGCAGGATTGCGGATACAGTTCTTCACTGTGCCGTCAAAGTTATACATAAATCCTGTCCAGGGAATAGGACAGAAGTTTTTATCTGTTAGATATTTTTTGCTATCCATTCTACTATTCCTCGAGCATATTCATCTACATCCATATACTCAGGTGGATGTTGCCTTGGTTGTGTTGCGATGGCCCCTGGACGCACCAACAATAGTCTCGGCCATTCGGATCTTTGTTCTAATAACTGTGTTGATAAATCTAATGCTTTTTTCTGTATGATATATTCGTCCCATTCTTCTTTCGGCGGTAAGAACATGTCAGTCATCTGTGTGCCAACGTTGACGATATATTTCTGTTGTCCTCTCCAACGTCGCCAAACTTCAAATAATAATTCTGTTTGAGCATATCCAACTTGTGCGTTGTTAATAAACATATCACAAGGTTCAATCATACCTGCTACCTTAGGTATGCTACGAATGTTATAACCATTACGACGGCTAAGTCCGACTATTTCATGGCCCTGACTATCATATATTTTTGCTAGGGCTTGTCCTATACCTGCACTATGTCCTGTGATAGCTATCTTCATCGTAATAAATGTTGTGGATCGTTAACAAATGTAAAGCTGGCCACTACCCTTGGTAATTTTGTCGCTGTTATTTTAATAACACTGTGTGGTATTCTCGAATTGAACACTACAGGTTTAGATAAGTCATGTATTTCTGCTAATACAGGTAATGTATCAGCATCTAAACTGCTAACATCTTCCTGCTCACTACCAAATTGATTTTTGGTTTTAGGTAACTGTGCTATTTCTTTTTCGCTTACATTATACCAACGATTTATCCATCCTTGTGTGTTTAGTATAGGAATATTAATTTTTGCTACCATTGGTGGTGCGTCTAAATGCAAAGGTAAATCATCATATAATACCGTAACTGCGGCATTTTTAACATATAGTCTATGTTTTAGAAAAAATTTAGCCAAGTGTGGACTAGAAGTTACTAATTTTTTAGTTTCAACAAACTGCCAATTTTTAAAATCGAGTGACCCTAATTCTGTTTGATCTGAGAGGAATTTATAGATATCACACTGTATGGTGTGCAGATCATCGCAGGTTAATTCTGCATAGGGTTTCATTCCATACCTCTTAATCGTTTTTGTTCTTGTATGTATGCCAGAGACTCCAGAGTATCTTTATTTTCAACCGCCAGTTCTGATGGTTCTTTAAGATAGGCATAACTATGATCTAATTTGTGTAATTTAACAAACTCTAATATATTAGGTAAGTCATCTACGTTCAATACACTAACCGTAGTCCAAGTGTTTAGTTTAACCGGCATTTCCATATAACGTTGCAAGTTTGCATAGAACTTATCCCATTTAACAGGCCAACGCACTAGATCATGTACGGGGCCGATACCATCGAGACTGACTGTTACTGTGACCTGTACACCACGACGGCATAGGATCCACAGTTCTTCTAATACTGTGCTACAGTTTGTATTGAGCCTGACACTTTTAATATTCTTAGGTAAGTTTGCTAGTATATGTTTATAGTTTTTACTATAGCTAGGTTCACCGCCATTGATATCTAAATGTACTACCCTATCTAAAGGTAACTCCCAAAATTTACTAGAATTGTCCACAATTGGATATGTTTTACTTTTTAATCCGCCAATTAGTGTGCTTAGATTTTCGTTACAAGTCAGACATGCGCTATTACATATATTATCAAGCACCCCTCCCACTGACAGATAATCTTCTTGTTTTTGCAATTGATCAAATTTAATAGCGTTTAATCTAATACTAGTGTTATTTTCCTGTTCTGTTTGTTTACATCTTTCACACCATTTAGGCCAGAGGCCTTTGTGCATAGATAATTTGACATTACGCAACCACAGGCTTTCGTCCATTTCCTCAAGTGTATTAAACTCTGGTGCATCAACCATGTGGCCACAACGGCCGACAGTACCGTTGGGATTTAATCGCACGAAATGATCTAGTCTAGGGCAATGCATTGTAATTTTGAATATGCTATAGGATCTTGACTGTGTAAGTGAGCCAATATCTCACTGAATGTAACTTCCTGACCTATCATTTCTAATAGATAATGATCCAGACGTTGATACATTTCATTATGTAAATTATTTTTTAGTCGGTCTACTACTTCTGCAGACAGCATATTTGTTTCTTCTGGTTTAATTGATATGTTGGTAAACTTACTTATCGCTGTCATATCATGCAATCGTAGCACAGTATCTTTGTTAATATACTTAGACAAATTAACAATCCAACTTATTTGAGGGGCATAGTGTCTATTTAAAAACAAATACTCTTCAGCAAAGTATATAACAGTATCTACGTCTAATTGTGGATTATTACGTTTGGTATTGTAGACATAGGTGTTAAATCCAGACAAAAATCTCTGCATAGGATCGCGCAAGATGATATCTACTATCGGTATACGTTTAATTTGGTCGTTTATTAGTATCTTACAGTTATTCTGGCGAACATGTTCATAAAAACTACTACTGCCATTTTTATAAATGGGATAGATGCCCCGTTGTGAAGCTTCTATTTCTATAACTTCACAACGGTTAGGAAAGATAATGTCATCAATCCTACTTAACATCTACTTACTACTTAGTTTGTCTTTTGACGGTTACGAATCATCGCTAGGATGTCTTCGGCACGTGCTGTTCCACCTGCAGGGGGTGTTGCAACCGGTGCTGTAGGAGCCGCTGGTGCAGCCTCTGTAACCACTGGAGCTGGTGTGTCTTCAATTTCATGCACATCACCATGACCATCAACTGTCAGTGTAGGAGCGACTACTGCCGGAGCAGCTGATTCAGCCGAGACGATTGTTACGCCTCTTGGTTTGTAATAATTACCCCAACGATCTGCGTCATATGCTTGACCATCAACTGACGCTTCAAACATCTCTTTCATGACTTTAAGTTCAACTTCGCTTGGTTTCTTAGGTAAGAAATCTTTCAAGTTGTATAAGCCATGAGTTTCGATTGCTGCCGCTTCTTCTGCTGTTAATGCAGATTCTTTACGTGACCATTTACTTGTTGAATAATCAGCATACCCACCTTTTGATGTTTTAGTAACTGTAAAGTCTAAACCACCTTGGTAGTCTGTTGGTAAGTTTTCTAACTCTGGATCAAGCAGTGCTGATTTGATCAAGTTAAAAATCTGTGGACTAATAATAAATCTACGGATTGGATTTTCTGGTGTCTTATCGTCTGTGATAGGATTCTCACGCACAAAACCTTGGAACAAGTATGATCTTTTCTTCCAATACTTACGACCCATTTCTTCTAGACT